ATTTTTTTTTTATTTTAAAAAATAATGTAAATTTTTTACACACAATAAAAAAATATGTTATAATATATATGTATTATACTTAATGGGAACACAACTAAAATAAAGAGTTTAAAAGTATTAGTTTTGTGATCCTAAAAAAATTTTTTAAATATTTACACACAAAATAAAAAATTATGTATAATATATATGTAGTGATATCAAGTATCACTAACAAAAAAAATTTTAGGAGAAATTATGAAAAATATTATTGAACAAATTACAAAATTAGAAAATGAAAACACAGGTTATGATTACAACATTACTGATTTATTTTTAAATGAAAATAAAGCAAATGAATTAATTGAAAAAATGGGAAATGGAGAAATTGAATTAATTAATGATATTGAATGTTACGACGAAATTATATATACAGACAAATTGAATTGGATTGAATTTAATTATGATTTAAAAAGAAAAATTGATAAAGTAAATTACTTAACAAATAGTGACAATTATCAATACGATAAATTTAGAAATTTAATTGTTGAGAATGCGAACACAATTACTGTGCATTACAATGACGAATTAGATTTAGGAATAGTGCGATATGATTTGGATAAAATTATTTTATTCGACAAAGAACACGAAAATCAAATTGATGAAATTTTAAAAAATAAAATTGAAGCATACGTTTTACCAAATTATGATAAAAATGTAATTGAACAAATTATTGAAAAATTATATTGGCAATTTATTTTAAATTAAAAAGGAGAATTATGTTTTTAGAATTATTAACAATTGGATTAATTATTGGAGTACTTGCTTTTGGCGGTGCTTTACTGATAATTTTAATTTTAGAATTAATTAAATTGATTATTGGATTTATTAAATATTTAAAATTACAAAAAAAATTAGACGCATTAGGATCACAAAAACAAGAATTAGATTTTGAGAAATTACAAAATGATTTAGAACATTGGACAAATATTTTGGAGAAATAATGGAACAAACAATTTTTAATTTTGGTACAGACAATACAATTAAAGAATTACAAAAAGCGTACGTCAAAATGTTTATCAAAAAAATTAATTTTGAATTAACGCAAAAAAATTGTTATCTTAACATTTTGCCTAATTTCTATGATACTTGTTTTGTATGTGAAGATTGGAAATTTAAAAGAGATTTAATGCCAGACGAGATTTTGGATCAATTAATTGATACATTAAAAAATCATTTTTTTAAAAACAAAGAAGATACAGACGTTAGCGATAAATTCGTATATAAATATATTTTAAACGAAGATTTTAAAAAAATATTTATTGCTAATTTAGATAAAATTAATTATCAATTAGAAGACGAAAATTTTATATTTTGGGCAGGCGATAATGATTTTATGAAACGTTATTTAAAAATTATGATAGATTATTTTTTAAAAATGTGAAAATGTGATTTTTTATTTAATGGTAATAAAAATAAATGTGATTTTTTAAAATACCTTAAAACGTCTAAAAATAAAGAGTTTTAAAGATTACATAAAATGTATTTTCACAGTATCTATAAAAAACGCTTAATTAATATATAATATAAACGTTTATAAATAATAATATATACTAATAATATATATATATATTTATATATATAAAATAATATAATATATTATATAATACTTTAAAGTAATATATTAAAAAATAATTACATTAAACGTATTATTGTGATATAATAATTATGATTTAAAAAAAAAGGAGTTGATATTATGAATAATAATGTAGAATTAAATCGTGAAAAATATATCGGTGGTAGTGATTACCCGATTATTACAGGAATTAGTAAGTATAAAAAAGTTAATGAATTAGCAGGAGAAAAAGCGGGAGTGATCCTAAATGAATTTAATGGAAACATTTATACCGATTTTGGGAATTTTGCTGAACCAATAATTCGTGAGTATTTAAATGATACCTACAACACAAAATTTAAAGAAGATACATTCATTGAAAAATTGGACGGTAGTTTACCTTTGCGTGGGAACGTAGACGGATATGACAAACAATTAAATTTAATTTTGGAAATTAAAACGACTAGCGATTTTGAAAAAAATCAAAACGTATATGAAGCACAAGTGCGCTTTTATCAAAAGTTAGTTAAGAATTCAAAAGCATTTATCATTGCAATTGAAAGAACAAATGAAATGCTAGAATTATTTAAAAATAATGAGTTGGAAGAATTGAAACAAATTATTCTAGATAAATTAAACAATAATGAATTTGATTATCTGGAATTAAAAAAAGTTTTGACAAAAGAAAAAAAAGAAATTGAAAACAATTGTATTGAGTTTACAAATTTAGTTAATGAAATTGCATTGCTCGGAACAATTGAAATAAATCAATTGCCACAAAAATATACAGAGTATGCGTTGGATATATCAAGAGAATTTTTAGAATTTAAAAGAATTGAAGAACAATTAAAACAAAAACGCGAACAATTATTCGAATTAATGAGCGAATATAATGTTAAGAGCATTTCAAATGATTATGCAACAATAACGCGAGTTGATCCAACAAAAGATAAGGAATACACAAATTATATTTTAAATAGTGAGATACCACCGCATCAATTAATGGATTTAATAAACAAAAAAATTGTTATTGTAGAAAATAAAAAAAGAAAAGGGGCAAAAGGTTTTGTCAAAATCACTGAAAAAAAATAAAGAGTTGGTGCGAGAATATAACAAAAAATTAAGTTATCACTTATCAAAAGTTGGTGCGTGTTTTGATTTAGATATCAAGGATAATATTATTCTATGTACTGATACAATTAAAATTGAAAAATTAGAAAATGAAATGCCCGAGCAAACGATTATGTTTTTGGAGCGAATAAATTAAAAAACAATTAGGAGTAAAAATGAATAAAGAAACAATGAAAAGAATTATTTTATTTTTTATAGGAGTAGTTGCGTTAGTAATATTTTTATTACCAGCAATTGACAATTTTAAAACAAAAAACGAATACGAGCGACAAAAAAATAAACAAAATAGAATTATGTATCAAAAATATTTTGGGGGAAAAAATGATAAATAATGTAGTCTTAACAGGACGTCTAACTAAGGACGTTGAGTTAAAATATTATAATGGTGAAAAGAGTGTATGTTATTTCACAATTGCCGTTAATCGTAATTATAAAAATGCTAATGGAGATTATGACGCCGATTTTATAAATTGTAAAGCGTATAGAAATACGGCGGAGTATCTAGCAAAATATGTTAATAAAGGCGATTTAGTAGGCGTTGTCGGTAGTATTGAAATTACTGAAAAAGACGGAACGTGGTACACAAACGTAAGTTGTCAAAGTGTACAACGTTTACAAATAGCAAATGAAAATAAAACAGACAAATTAAATAGTTGGGGTGCTAGACCAAACGAAGAAGACCAAAAATTAGTTAATGATTTTATGAATTTAGATAATATAAACGAAGACGATTTACCATTTTAAAATAAAGGAGCGTTATGCGACTTAAACAAATTACATTATTAGTTGGCACATTGTTTATAGCGCCGACTGATAATTATTATTTAAAAATTGATAAAGAAAAAACAAATGATTATGTATTAGATTTGAAAGTAGAACCTGAACCACTCATGATCACAAACGAACCCGAACAACCAAACATAATTTGTAGTGAAAACAAATTTTTAACGTATACAAACATTGATAATATAAATTTAAATAATTTTAAATTAAACGATTTTTATATTGACGTGAACGGATATGTTAGAGAAAATGGAACAAATGCGATTTATGTTGCTATGGCAACAAATTACAAAAAAAATAATTACTACACAATAACAACTAGTGATAACCAAAGTTTTAAAGTTAAGGTTGTTGATATAAAAAGTGATAATCACACAACGAACAAATGTTATACAACACACGACAATTCTATTGTTGAATTGTGGTTGACAAATAGAAATAACGACTTTAAACATTTAGGAAATAGTAGAGTTGTCGGTGTTAGTGTAGTAGAAATTAAGGAGTAAGAATGGAGCAAATTGAAAAAATAATAATAGCAATTGATCCGAGTACTACAGAAACTGGACTTGTACTTTTTAAAAATGAAAAAAATGTTAATGAAGATTTAATAGACGCAAAAGGATTAATTTATAACGCGAAAGGCAAATTATTAAAACGACGCGGTGCTTTTGACCCTGAAATATTTGCTGATAAAATAGAGTTAATATTTTTAAAAATTAAAAAACAATATAATTATACAGACGCTGATTTTTATGTGATACTACCGAAAATGAGTGGAGCATTAAATTATAATACAATTGATAAATTATCAAGATTAAGTGGTATCGTCCACGGTATCGCTTCAACATTAAATTTTAATGTGTTATATGTAAACGAAAACTCGGCACGTTCAAGAGTTTTAAAAAATAGACGTGGGGAAAGCTATAAAGAAAAAGCGATAGAATTAAGTGGATATGACAATGACAATTTAGCTGACGCATACGTTTTAGGTAAAGCATTTATAAATTATTATGATAGTGAACGAGAATTGTTTAAGGAGTTTTAAATGGAAAATGAAGAATTAAGAAATGAATTATTCAAATTAGGCGTGCAAAGATACCGACCAAAACGAATGTTTAGTATTTTAATTAAACCAGCAAATAAAAGCATTTTAACAACACGCCAAAAAACTTATTTTAGAGAAAAGATTAATGATGGACGTGGTGCTGGATTAACCGTAAATTTTGTATTAAAAAATAATTTAACACAAAAAACGAAATGGTACTTTTTGGATCAATACGACTTTAAAAGCAAAGTAGATTACAATGCATACGCAAAACAAATTAAAGAAATTAAAAAAGAATACCCAATTTTATTTGATATCATTTATAGTTTCGTAAATGACGAAAGCGGTGTTATAAGTGAGTAAGAAGGTAGAGTATAAAATATTGCAATTGTTAGATTATGCAATTGTGAATAAACCAAAAGGATATACAGTATCATTAACAATTGATACGAACGACAATTATCAAATAAATTTTATTAAGGAGAACAATGAATAATTTAGTGAAAACAAATAACGAAACAATTTTACAATTACAAAATGAAGCAATAAACATTATCCAACCACAAGCGCAAAGTGACAATGAAAGATTATTAACTAATAGTTTATATTACTTAAACGAAGAAACAAAAAGCAATAAACAATTAGGAACAGCAATTCAAGCGAACCCTGTTAAATTTGCGATTTATCTTAAAAACTTAATAACATTAGGTGTTGATATCTCACAACGTCAAGCGTATTTTTTACCATATGGAAATGAAATAACTTCAGTGCTTGATTACAAAACTTTAATGGCGTTGATTAAAAAACACACAAACGTTAAAAGCATTGATGCACAATTAGTTTATGAGAACGAAACGTTTCACGTGGAACAAGGGAAAGTAGTTGAACACAGACAAAATCCTTTTGCTAGCAAAGATGAAAAAGGTGCATTAGTTGGTGCTTATAGTATCTTTACATTAGACGATGGAAGCAAAGATTATTATTTTGCTAGTTTAGAAGAAATAAATAAAGTTAAAGAATGTAGTAAAAGTGCAAATAGTAAATTCTCACCATGGAATAATTGGTATGACGAAATGGTTAAGAAAACTGTTATTCGTAAAGGAATGAAATTCTACCCAATGATCCTAGACAACGAACAACGCATTGCATTAGATAGTGTAGATAATGACGTTGATTTTAACTTAAACAAAAAACAAAATGTAGTACAACAAAGCGTATGTACTGAAAAAAAAGAATTGTTAGATTATATGAAAGCAAATAATTTAAATGCAAATGAAATTGCAAAAACATATCGTTTGACAAAAGAAAGTGAACCACAAGATTATGCAAAAGCGCTTAATGATTTAAAAGAAAAAAACGGAGCAATTGACGTTAATGAAATTACACCAGAACAATTAGATAAAGAATTAGAAGAAATTGCAAACGCAATGAAAATGGAGTAAATATGGTTGATAAAGAATTATTGTATGACAAATGCGAGCAATTGTTAGATTTATTAGAAACATTAAGAGATATAGAAATTGACGACGATTATTACCGAAATTATTTAAAAAGAATTGAAAATGAATTAGATTTTGCGGTAGATTATGTAGAGCATATGATAGCGCACGAATGCGTCGGACCAAAATAATTAGGAGATAATATGGACGGATTAGATAGATTATCAGATATTATAGATACGTTATTAAAAGATATAGATAAACACGAACAAGCACAAGGCACAAAAGACGCAATAAATTATTTTTACAATGAAAAAGAAAAAGCAATTGAAAATTTACAAAGTGAAATAAATACAAAAGAAGCAATAATTTTTATTTTAAAAGATAAGATAGACAACAAAGATATAGTTTTAGAAAAATATATAAAATGTTTTGTTGATAAGGAGTTATAACAATGAAAGAACAAGAAACGCTATTATTAAAAAATGAAGAGCAATGTTATAATTTATGTTTAGAAATTTTAGAAAGCAAACCTATATTTTTAAAAGGTAAAGATTTAGAAAAGTACACAGGCATTAATTATAAATATATATCTTTTGCAATTTTAGGATCACAACGCAAAGGGCACGTTGGAATTATAAATGTAAAAGGGCGTGGATATGTTGCGACGAAATGGATTTATGAAAATGAAAATATATATCAATCTGTAAAACGACAAGTTAAAGTTTTAGAGAGCGAAGCGTTATATGATTTAAAAGTAGCAAATTTTTTTAGAGAACAAATGCCAAGTCTTAATGATTAGAAAACGTTCATAAATAAACCTTTTATGCTATAATAATATTGTATAAAAATATTATGGAGTAAAATTTAATGATACAAATTATTAAAAGTAAAGAACAATTAGGAACGTTATTACATATTTACAATAACTCGGATAATATTAAACATTGTGTAGATCAATTAAACATAGCATTCAACTCTAATTATGAATTAGGCGAGTGGATAGAGTTTATAGAATATGCTAAGCAATTTAATAAAATATTTAAGTTGGATAAAGCATATCAAGATAAACTAAATATAGACACACAAATAACACGAGTTAAAAATAATGTTGTGCGCGCACAAACAAACCGCTCAATTATGAGTGTCGGACGAACAGAATATTTAGGTGAAGTTGTAAGCGACATTCTAAAAAAAGATTTTAAATTAGAACAAACTAAACCAGTTAAAAGCACTTTAAAAAGTGAGAAATTTACTTATGTATTTTTAAGTGATTTGCATTACCGAAATGAAAACGATAATGAATACATTAACAAAGTATTTAATAGCGTTTATAATGAAACCAGTGGAGATATCCATTTAATTTTAATGGGTGATTTAGTTCAGGGGAATTTACGTATCACTGATATATTGAACGGAGATAGTGATATTATAGCGCAAGTATTAGGCGTTAGTAATTTAATTCTAAATAATATTGATATCAAGCGTATTAAAAAGGTATCTATATTAAAAGGTAATCACGACGAGATACGTTTAAACAGCATGAAAGGAAACTACGGAGTTAGTAATCCTAATCTTTGTTATATTGCTAGTGAAATGCTTAACGCTAAATATAAAGGATTAGCAAGTGTTTATGACGAATTGGATATTGTGTCTGGTAAACAAAAGTATCACGTGATACACGGGCATCAATTTAAAGGTGAAAACAAACTAAGACAATATGCTAGTTATACGCCAGACGTGATAACTATCCACGCACACTATCACCATTATTACGTAGACAATAACACTATTGGATTACCTGCTTTATGTGATCCTAATGATTATGAAAAAAGTTTAGGAATTAAAGAAGGTAGCAAAGGATACTTTATTATAAAAGATAATTTTTACAAAAATATAATTATTTAATGGTATAATAATTATGTACTACTTTAAACATCGGTAGTATAAATAACGTTTCCCACAACGATATAAATGTGGGTTATTATAACACTATTTAACACTTTTTAGTTTTAGGGTTGACAATAAAACAAAGTTATGTTATAATAATTTATGTAATATAGTTTTAGTGATTTTAGTGTGATTTGACTATATTACAAATGATACTTCATAACAATAATTCTTTATTGTATATCTCCTAAAAGCAACGTCGGGTATTTATTACTCGGCGTTTTTTTATTTAATTTATTTTTAACTTGACAAGTACAAACAAAAGTATTATAATATTTGGTGGATGGGGGATACGATATATTATATATATCTATATACTATGTATACTAATTAATATTTTAATTTATATTGATATTTATATTTATTAGTGTTATAATAAAATTAGAATTAATTTATACGTTTATTTTATTATATATTATATATATAATTAAAATCTAACTGAAAGGAGCGTATTGAACAATATTAAAGTAAATTTACAAAAAGTAGACAAAGATAAAGTAAAAGATAAAAATAAAAAAAGTTTTGATTTTACTAATGACGAATTGCAAAAAGTTTTACAACTTTATCGCATGGGTTGTACAGATGTTGAAGTAATGCGCAAATATGGAATGAGTGAACACCAATTTTACAATTGGAAAAAAAAACCATCGCGAGTTGATCCTGAACGTACTAACCGAGAATTAATAGAGCAAGCTAAGAATGATATGTATTTATTGCTTTATAATAAAGCATTTGATTTAGCGTTAAATAAAGATAACGTTCCAATGCTTAAATATGTTATGGCGAACAAACTCGGTTGGAGTGATAAAGTAGAACAAAAAATAGATAGTACACAAAACGTTAGTATCGTTAATAATGATAATGAAGATATAGAATTATTAAGTGATGTGATTAAGGAGTAACAAATGAAAACAAAAAAAATAAACATTGAAGAATTAAAACCATATTTAAATAATGCGAAGTTGCACCCGAACAGTCAGATAGAGCAATTAAAAAAAAGTATTAATGATTATGGATACATAGCGCCTGTAATTGTTGATAAAGATTATAATATTATTGCGGGTCACGGAAGATATCAAGCATTAAATGAATTAAATTATAAAGAAGTTGAAGTTGTTATCGTTGATAATCTAAGCGAAGATAAAATAAAAGAATATAGATTATTAGATAATAAATTAAATAGTAACAGTGATTATTCTAAGAAAGCATTGGAATTAGAGTTATTAGATTTACCTAATTTTGATTATGAGTTTTTTGATTTTAAGATCACAAACATAAACGAAGATTTAGAATTTGATTTCTTAAGTGAAGAAGATATCAACGATTTAGATAAAGACGTTGAAGATAAAGTTGTGTCTGATAAATGCGTATGTCCGAAATGTGGTTATTGTTTTGAAAAGTAATATTCGTTACGGTTGGGTAGATAGAAAGGTATGCGAATACGCTTGCAAAAAATGGCATTATTCTAAATGTTGTCCGAGCGGCAAACTTTATGCACTAGGATTTTATGAAGACGATAATTTTATTGGAACAATTATTTTTAGCGGTGGTGCTAATTATAATATGGGTAAGCGTTGGGATTTAAAAGCGGATGAAAGTGGAGTATTAGAATTAACACGAGTAGCATTTAATAATCATACCGAACAAGTATCTCATTTCTTATCAATAGCAATTAAAGAATTAAAAAAACGTTTACCTGATTTGCAATTACTAATTAGTTATGCAGATATTACTCAGGGGCATAAAGGAATTATTTATCGTGCTACTAATTGGTTGTTACTGGAAAAAATAAACGGGCAAGATTATTATTACGTAAATGGAATTAAAACGCACAAGAAAACAGTCTACGGACAAATGCAAAACTGGAATAAGAATAATGAAAAGCAATATTCTAATCAATTACAATTTGCTAAGGATCACATAAGCGCTGATACATATATTGCTAAGGATAAAGGGAAATATAAATATGCTTATCCGCTTAATAAGAAAATGCGTAAACGATTATTAAAGGAGTGTATCCCTTATGATTAAACTTTACGGTGATTTAATTGCACCGATTTATAAACCAGTAGTTGACGCAATACTTGAAAATAAGAAAAGCAATATTATTCTTAAAGGTGGACGTGGTAGTGCGAAAGGTGATACGATTTATACGTTAGTTGGAATAGTGCTATCACAAAAACCACAAGACGCGTTCGTGTTCGTTCCACAACAAAGCGGAATGCGGCACAAAGTAATAGCACAAGTATCAGACGTATTAAATAGATTAGGTGTGATACATAAAGTAAGCGGGAGTGTTAATCAAATTGAATTGACTAATGGTAGTTTAATTATTTTCGGTGGACTTGATGCTTCAAAGAAAAGTGTTAACTTAGATATTTCAAAAGGATATGCTTCAACTAAACCCGATGGATTTAGATTTTTAATTTTTGATGAGTTAGGTGCTACTGAAGATTATCAACGTATCAATAATATTATCAATGGATTTGTTCGTGGTAAAAATAAATATCTTCAAATAATAGAAATATCAAACCCGCCGATGAATAAAACGCACTCAATTTATAAGCGATATAAAGAAATGGAACAAAATGAAAACGCGTTAGTATTGCATACGACCGTTTACGATTTACCTGTCAAATGGATTAACGACCGACAAATAAAATATATAAATAGTTTACGTGAAAACAATAAGCGTGAGTATCAACATTCCATTTTAGGCGAAAGCGTAGGAATGGAAGGGTTAGCATATGAATTTAGCGAAAGTGATATATGGTGTGATCTAGACGAGTACATTGATTATCAAATATTTACCGACGAAGCGACCGTCAACGCTACTACGTTTTGTCTTTATGGAATTACAGCAAATGGTGACGTTCATTTAATTGATTGTTTTTACCATAGTAGCAAAGACGACGGGAAAAGATATTCGCCAAGTGAGTACGCCGATAAATTTAAAAATTGGATTATTGATTTACAAACTAATTTTAATATTGACATTAATCCAAGTAAAGTTATTACCGACGGTTTACCGTTTACAATGGAATTAAAGAAAATTGGAGTTAAAGCGCAATCAATAGGAAAATTAAAAGATAGAGCATTAAGTTATTATCTGAGTAATAAATTAATAATGGAGCGTAGTTTTAAAATAGTGCGTAATAAACATAACAATATTTTTTATGAGCAATTAACAAACGCAACTTTAATATTTGACAAGCACGACAAACCGTTAGTTGACAAATCAAAAGAAAGCACAAACGATAACGCTTATCATACGCACGCACTAGATACATTTTTATATTTTACATTAGCAAACCAAAAAATTATATTGAAAGGAAAAGAATGGAAATAGATATTTACGAATATACAAAACAAACTATATTAGAAATCCAAAAGTTAGAAAATGGTTGGATATCTATTATGGACGTCAAAAGAAAGATAATAAATAAATTATCAGAAGATTACAAATTAACAACTGATGAAACTAAAAAATTAATATGCGAAAGTTTTAACAATCTATCACAATGGGACGATTACATTTTTGATTACGTGAAGGATCAGTTGAATTGTGATATAATGGCGTGTAGTAGATTAATAGATTTTAGAAAGGACAAAAAATAGTATGGGATTATTTAGTAAAAAAAATAAAACATTTAATTTTGAAGGATTACCTAATAATTATTTTAATAATGTGGAAGCGGTAACGAGTAGTTCAGTAATTAAGCAAGCGTTGAAGAAAAGTACTACATTTGATATCTACAACAATTTATTTGGCGATTTTGTTAAATTTAATGAAAGCGACAAAAGAAATTGTGTTATCTATGACGTGTTGCAAGAGAACGGAGAATTCTTTACTGAAGAATTTAAAACAAACATTTTAAATAATATTATCAAACGTGTTGTTAGTAATGTAATGGACGATTACACTTTAACAATTAATGGCGAAGAACGAAACGATATCAACGTTAGTATTAACGGAAAAACAAAAACATTATTATTAAATGATAAAGTATTATGTAATATCGCGGGTAAATGTTTACTATATAATAAATGTTTTGTATTATTTGATACAGATAAATACGATAATATTATTGACGTAAAATTATTTAATCCATGGCAAGTTTTCGAATACAAAGATAAAACCACTTTATTATTATTTGAAAACAACAAACCGATTGTTAAGGAATATCACGAAGATAAAATCGCTACGTATAAACGAAACAATAAAAACGAATGGGAATTAAGCGATACTCAGGATCACAACGTTAATTTTAAATCTATTTATAAAGTAAGTTGTGATTATAATTTAATAAGCGAAGGTGTTCTTGAAACTATCTTATCGCGTAGTTATATAATCAGTGCAATGAATAAAGAAATCTTAACAGGAACACAACAAATATTTAGCGACGCTACATATACGAATAGTGGTTATCAATATGGACGTTTAGTTTATCGTCATATAGATACTCCGGAAATGGCGCAACTCGGAGATGATAAACCATTTTGGGAAGTTGTGAGTGGAGAAATGCGAAGCGATAAATTTAAAGAAATGTTAGAAATCAATACTGATATTATTGCTAGTAATTTAATGTTAGATAAATTAACTATCGGTATGGAAACAACACAAACGACCGCAACGGAAATTAGAACAAGAACAATTACAGCTATTAATACGATTAATGATTTAAAAACAAAAATCAATGAAGCAATTAATTTATTATTAAATCAATTTAGCGAACAATTAAATATTAAGTTAACTATTGCTCCATATAAAAACAACGATAAATTAACTTTAATTGAAATGGGACAAAAAGCGTTAGCTTCTGGTTGTATGAGCGTTGAACGTGTTGTTGAAATGGTTAACACTAATTTAACAAGTGAACAAAAACTTCATGAAGTGTGTTTAGTTAAAATTGAAAATAACAAGAAACTAACAAAAGACGAATACGACTACGCTTATAATACTGGACTAATTGATAGTGGATACGGAGACGCCGAGTTATAATGTATACATACAACAATGGAATTGTTAGACTTGAAAATAAAACACGGAAACTATTTTATGAATTCCAATATAAAGTTACTGATTATGTTTATACTAATGTAGATAATCAAACGACGTTAAGTTATAACGAATTCCAATTACAATGCTTAGCACTTTTGGATCACAAGACGTTAGATAATATATTTGATAGTTTAGTAAAAGAAAGTAAAAAACAAATTGATATCACGGCAAAAACATTTGATTTAGAAATTGCTAACGAATTATATTTATATACCAATGAGAAAGTTTACGACGAGTTGTACGAACTTTTCAAAACTAAAATAAATGAAACGATAGACTATTATTATAATATATATTTAAATATAAAAAAACAAACGGACGTATCTTTAAATGATAATGTTCTTAATTTATTAACTGAATATTCTTATAAATACGGCGAATTTAATTTTAAAAGATTATTAAATAAATTAGAGCAAGACAATAAAAGCGTTTATGATATATTAGTAAATGTAAATGTTGTATTAGCGCAAACAAAACTTAATAGTTTAAAATATCAATATGATAGTTTAAATAAATATCAACGCCAAGTTAAAAGTGAAAGCGGTAAACGCAAATATAATTTATCGGATTATTTAGTTATAGCGTTAGTTTATAATATGCGTAGTTTATTTTGGGAAAACATTAAAACAATTTATAAAGATAATGGTGTTCAATTAGTGAAATGGGATAACACAATGCCAAGTAGAATGTGTCCGACGTGTCGTGAGTACTATGGTAAAATTTATCTATTAAATGAACTTGAAAAAACACCACCAATGCACGAACGATGTCGTTGTGTTCTAATTCCACAAGACGCTAAGGATTACAGTCAACTTTTTGAAGATAAAAAAATACCGAATAAAAACTTGCGCACTAATTTTGAAAAAAATCTAAAAGACTTGACAAAATAAAATTAATGCGCTATAATTAACTTAGGTTAATGTTGTGCCGTAAACAACAGAATAAATTTACGTGTTACTTACACGGTTAAAAATAAGGAGACGATAATGGATATAAAAACATTATTAGAAAATATGGCAAATGAAAATGGAGAGTTAAACGTAAACGAAATTGATTACACTGTAATTGATAATGAGTTTAACAACGAAATTGGAAAGGTTGCTAAAACGGTACGTGATAAAGAACGTGCAAAAGTTGAAGAGCGAGCAAATGAAATTTCGCAAGTGAAAGTTGACGAATTAACACAAGCGAACAATGAAGCGAGCGACGCAATAATAAATGAACTAACTCAACGCATTAATAATTTAGAAAATTTAAATGCGGAAAATAAAAGAAATAGCGAAATTGAAAATTTTAAAAATAGAGCGAAAGCACTAAATGTTGATCCTGTTATTGTTGATACATTAATAAATAGTAATGCGGACGTATCAATGTTTAATGAAGAAACTTTAAAAAACTTTAAAAAAACGGATATCGTTGTTGAGCAAAAAGAAGACGTTCAAAATGATACATTAGATACAGCAAACGAAGCACAACTTAAAAGTGAAGCGCAACGTATCTTAGATAAATTTCGCAAGTAAAAGATAAAGCAAAAACATATAAAGGAAAGGAAATAAATATATGGCAACAGATTTAAATTATTTTGGTGGATTATTAGACCAAATGGCAAATGAACGTGTAGATATTAATCGTATGTTTAACACTAACGACCAAAATCCTAACGTTCAAACTTCTACATTTTACAAATTAAAAAACATTGAAATCGGAGACACTAATATTGGTGGTTGTGGTTCAGTAGACCAAGAATGTTTAGAAACAATGAGCGCTACTGTAACTGCTGATACTCCATTAGCGAAAAACTTACGAATTCCTGCTTGTTTTAATGGAATTAGCGGAGTATGGGAACCACAAATCAACGACGCTACATTATATGCTGTATCTACTGCAATGGCTGACTCAAAAATTATTAAAGCAATTGAAAAATTAAAAGGGCAAGCGGTAGACAAAACAGGATTACAAATTGAAAGCGCATTAAAAGTTGTAGGGCAAATTGTTGAAACTTTATTAGTTAACGGAGTTGAAGACCCACGTGATATCGTGTTATTCGTAACACCACAATTACTACAAAAATTAAGTTTTGAAATTACAAACGTATCAACAAATGGATTTGCACAAGCAACAGGAACAAGTTTACGTGCGTTAGGATTTGATAGTATTGAAGGTTACATAATTGATACATTTGGAATTGGTGACGTAGTACATCTTGAAGGTAAATTAATGAATAACGGTAAAGTACGTTCAAATGCTAACCAAACGGATTACATTGATATTATCGGATTAAGTAAAGACGACGCTTTATATAAAGTGTATTGTGAAACTCCAACACAATTAGTATTCCAGCCGTTAGGAAGCGACCCAACAGCAATCAAACCATATTATCGTGTAGTAACTGGTGCGTTCATTGGTGCTAACTTATTTAACACTAGCGCATTTTGTTATGGTAAAGGTATGACGCCTGCTTTTGAAGCACACGTCGAAGGTGAACACGCTCATCCAAAAGCAAAAGCAACTCAATCTAAATAATAATTAATTTGCGGGTAGGGTAAATAATACCCACTCGTATTTTTTTTAAAGGACAAAAAATGAAAGTAATAAATTATATTGACGATTACCGAACATATGTTTTAGATCACTTCGGATATGAAACAACGTGTGAAATTCCGCAAATAATGACGCAAATGCATTTGGCAAAAGAAAAGATACGCAATTGGATAGGTGACGATAATTTTAATAAATGTGTATGTGTGCGTACAAAGGAATTGGATATCATAGAGTATATATTTGAATTAACATATTATTATACTACTGCTGATTACGGCGAAGATTTACGCAAACTTGAGTTAGCTGTATATTTAAAATTAAAAAACAATGGATTAATTATTTTATAAAATGGAAAGCAAAACATTTTTAAATATTGATAATTTTAATAAGAAAGTTGACGTTAAATTAAAACAATTTACAGATAAAACTAATCAAATTGCACGTGCTAAATATGTACCCGTTGCAACTGGTAAAACTATGACTAGTTGTAAAGCAACGAAAGTTAGTAAAATGGAATATGCATTATCAAGCAATAATTATGGTGCTAAAACTAACGACCCGACGCGTGGACGTTATGCAAGACGTAAAGCGAATAAAACATATAAAGCGTATGCTGGATACGGACACAAGATATTAGTACCGGCTGGCAAAAATACTAACAAAGCGTTTTGGTTTAATCGTGCGAGCGAAGAAATAAAAGGAAGATTTGATTGGAGTTTACAATGATACAAATAGATAAAGCAATGATAAAATTCTTTAAGCATTTTTATCAGGGATGTGGTATTACATTTAGTGATCCTGATACTCCTGGATTAATCAACAACATATTTATACCACCCGAAATTTTATTATTAAATAATAATTATAAAAACGTCAACGTTATTTTAACAGTAACTCAAAGTAAAATGACGCCCGACAATTCCAAAATTAAAAAAATGTATGAAATGCTTAATAGTGTTAATTCATTAAATACGTTAATTGATAAAGACAATAACGAATATCACGTTAATGGTATACCAGTATTAACACATGATAAGGAATTACAAGGTACGCGTATTGTCGGTAAAATCGTTGATATTGATTTAATAGAACAATCAGAAAAAAAATCAAAATATAATGTAACGCTTTATTTAAAAGCGGTGCAATAGAAAGGACAATAAATGGCAAAAGAAAATTACGGACTTGATAATCTATTAGAATATCAAAAATGTTTAACAACTTCAAGTACTCAAAAAATTACTGTATTTTTAGGAATTGGGGACGAACCACAATGTAAATACGAAAACATTACTTGGTTTAAATCAGGTGTTGACTTTGACATTACCGAAATTGGGGAAAACATTATCGAAGGATCAATGGATGATCAAACAATTAGTGGTAACTCTCGTGAAGGTGCAGTAAACAACACAATTAAAGAAACATTAAAAATTAGTATTAAACCGGATTTAAACTCTAAATTATGGAATAGATTAGGTAGTATCTACGCCGAAGATGCTTTGCAAATGGCGAACGGTGATATTATTAAATCTTATATGAACGGTGGTTTCTTCGCTACAATCAGAGCTGAAGGTAAAAACTTAAAACGTGACGTTCAATACGTAAACTTAATCGCTAGTAAATTACCTAACGAAATTTTACAAAATTGGAGTGACGACGAATTAGCATTTGAAATGGAGTTTCAAAACTGGTTAAATCCAATTATTAAAAATTATGTAGTGCCTAAAGATTACGGTACACCACCTGGATTAAAATCACCAACAATTAAAGCAAGCGATATTAATGTTACTAAAACTACATTAACAGTAACGCCAACATTAACAAACAATGACAATATCGCTATCAATCAAGACGTTTACGTTCAAGTATTTGATAATGCATTAGACGAATTAATCGGAAGTGCTACCGTACAAAGCGGAAACGTAGCAACAATTAATGGTACATTTGACCCAACGAAAAATTATAAAATTGTATTAGGTTATTTCGTAGCTGAAAATATGCCAGTTAATAGTACAATTGTAAATACAAAATAATAATTTAATTTTAAGGAGAAATAATGGCAATTGAATTTAAAACTTTAAAACAACAAAAAACACCGACAATTAAAACAAACAAAGCGTTTGAAAAAAAATACGGTGTTAAGATTGACGAACCATTAACTCAAAGTGTTTTAGACGTCGTTAAAGAAAAGGACCGTGCAATACAAAATATCGCAGTTAAAGAAATTAAAAAAATGAATGTTAAGAACGTTGAAGATTTGCAAGACCCAATGAAATTGATATCGGCATTGAATGACGAACAATTATTAAAAATAGTTGAAACTGAATTCACGTTCAACGAACAATTAGTAGGCGCTATTAACAATATGGATTTAGACGCTTTAAAGGATCACTTTGCTAGCGTTTATGAAAATAGTGATTTGGGTAGCGAATTATATTCTAATTGCATTAACGATTTAGTTGTCGTTATTAATGATACATTAACTGAATTTCAAAAAATGAAAGTCAAAGGTGAAGGGGCGGGAAAGTAGATATTACTAAACCCGCCATTTTTGATATAAACAACGATTACGATTTTATATATCCTGAATATGAAAAATGTTATGGCAATTGCTTTTGGGAAGATTACGAAACATTAGATTTTTATTCATTCCAATTAAAAATGGTTGCGCTTGAAAATAATTTCAAAGAATTATGCAAAGCACGTACTATCTTAATTGACAATCCAAAAGGGATTGACAAAGAAACTAAAAAATGGGCGAAGAATTATATGACGCCTGAGATTAATGAATATATAAAACGTAGGGATCACAAAAACAATTTAGAAAATTTAGACAGTAAATTTAAATATGAAAACGTAGCCGTTCAACAAATGGTTATGAATAGGCTAAGAGAAAGAAAGGGGGCGAATGTCAACAATACAAACGGTAACGATTAAATACGTTGCGGATACTACAAGCATTAAAAATGGTATAAGCGAAATTAAAAACATGAATAAGCAAGTAAGCGACGTCGGTGATAAAGGAAAAGGTTCATTTGATAAATTATCTAGTAGTGCTAGCGGCGCAAAAGATAGCATTGCTTCGTTCGGTGCTAAAATTGGAATAAGCGCAAGTATTATGAATAGCGTTATTGGTGCTTTACAAAAAGGAGCACAAGCATTTGCGGGGTTCGCAAAAGACAGTGTAAGTGCTGCGTCGGACTTTGACGAAAACATGAATAAAACGCTTGCAGTATTCGGTGACGCCGGACAACGCTTTATTGATATGTCAGGATCAATGGCAACGGCCATGGGTATGAGTAAAAACCAATATCTTGAAAGTATCTCGTTATTTGGTGCGATAGGTAAAGCAATGGATATACCAAACGACCAATTAATGACAATGTCTGAAAACTTAACTGGATTAGCAACCGACTTAGGTTCGTTCTATAACAAATCTACTGAGCAAGCAATGACAGCGTTAAAAGGTGCGTTAACCGGAGAAACAGAAGCACTTAAAGAATTCGGTATCGTAGCAAATGAAACGACAATGGCTGAGTTCACGAAAAACCAAGGTAAAGCGTGGGCATCAATGACCGCCGGCGAGAAAGCAATCGCACGTTATCAATACATTATGCAACAAACCGGATTTATTCAAGGTGACTTCGCACGTACTAGTGACGGATTAGCAAACTCGCAAAAACAATTAGAAGCAAATATGGAAAACTTAAAAGTTGCTATCGGTGCTGGATTAGTTCCGGTGTTTGCTGATATTACAACTAAAGTTGCGGAGTTCGTAAGTGCTATTACAATGAGCGACGACCAATTAGCACAATCAAGCGCTAATACTCAACAAAAAATAGATGAAACAAACGCTAAACTTCAAGCGTTAGCAGATCAAGGAATTACTACGGGTGATGAAGTTGATAATTTAAAAGGACAACTTGAAGCATTAAGCAATCAACAAGTACAAACGGACAAAATACAAGAAATGAAAAGCACAATTGAACAATGGAAACCGGCGTTAGAAGCGGTTGCTATTACTATTGGAATAATTACAGGATTATGGTTAGCAATGAAAGTTGCGATGTTCGCATTAACTGCAGTTCAAACTACGATTAATATTTTAACAGGAGTTTGGGCGGTATTATCAGGTGCGGTTAGTTTAGCAATGGCACCAATAGAAGTTATAGCACTTTTAATTGTAGCGGCGATAGCTGCAATAATACTAGTTGTATGGGGTGTTATAGAGATTATCCAAAACTGGGGAGCAATTACCGATTGGTTGTGGGGAGTATGGCAATCTCTTTGCGATTGGTTCGCAAGTTTACCGAGCAAGTTTTGGGAATGGTTTGATCAAGCGGCTCAATGGTGTAAGGACGCATTTAATGGATTATGGGATTGGTTCAAAAACTTAGATTTATTAAATATGTTATTTGGAGCACTTAAAAATATCGGGCAATGGTTAAATGACAACTGTTTACAACCAATAATTAATTGGTTTAAAGATATACCAAGTAAAGTTGGAGACGCTATAAAAAGTTGGGGTAGTTGGATAGGAGATACTGTAAAAGGTTGGTTTGGTTTAAGTTTACGTGATTTAGAAGCACTTCAACCAAGTTTTAATTTAACAAATAATCCAGATGGTAACTACGGTTCTATAAATAAAATTCAAAATATTAATTACAACATTTACACAAAAGCGGACCCGAATTTATCATTTATTGCTAATCAAAAAGCAATTGTTGATGGTGGGCAAGGCTACGGATTTAATAACAACATGTTAAGATAGAAAGGAAGGCACGAAATTATGATAATAGAAATAGTAAACAAATTAAATGGACGTACCGCTCAATTTTGTGATCTTCCGGCGTGGCAACGCTTGAATTATCAAGGTTGGACTTTACTTCCACAAAATTATGGTAAATTTGTAAACGACGAACGTTTAGAAGAAGAAGTACAACGATATATATTAGTTAATTATTCAGGTTTTTATGATAACAATAAAATTGTAAGTTGGACGCGTAATGGTATAGCGGTTAACGGGCAAGTTTTTAAAACTAATAATTTTGAGAATAAAACCGTTCAATGGAATTTTATCAATGCGACGTATGGAAACCTTAAAGATGGTTCAAGTGCTAACTTTTTAAATTCAGTATTAATGAGTAAAAACACACCACTAACAATTAACGTATATACTAATAATGCAATGTTTACGCAAGACTTTTACCCAAGCGAAGAAACAAGCACTGAAAATGGAACAATCCAAATGATAAGTGCGTACGACGGAGACGGTATATATTGGCACGACACCGAACCCGTTATCAAAACCGCAACAAAATATGTCAATGACAATAGCGACCCTAAACATAATGGATACATTATCAAAAAATTAAAATACATTCCACTTCATAAAAAACAACCGAGCAATGTCAAACCTAATCAATTGCGTTTAGTAGTAGATACAGTTAACGACGCAACAGTTATTAAAATTAAAGTAGGAAATCAAGCAACAACAATTCGTGGTAAGATTACAATTGAAAATAAACTAACCGGGCAAACAATGGAAATAAATCCGCAACCGAACGATAAGTATTTCATTATTGACCCTATCGCCAAAACTGTTGTCAATGATAAAGGCGAAGATAGAATACAACAAACAAATAAAGTTTTCCCGTGGTTACAGTCCGGAAAAAACGAGTTTATCATTACGTATGACGGGTATCAAGATATTGATAACGAGAAAATATTCTCAATTGAATACTTTAACAATTACACGGCAATATTTTAAGGAGTAAAATGTTTTATGGAAAATATGAAATTGATCCAGAACAAAAACTATTTAACGTTTATTATGTAGACAACCAAATTGGTAAATTAATAGAGTTTAGCGATTTACCATTCATTAAAGCAAGCGACGTTAATATTGAGCTAACTAAATCGCATAAAGACGGCGATGAGCTAACAATTGATTTTAAGAATTATGATGATTATCAAAAGATTAAGAAATATTACTCGCAAAAATATACGTTCGTTTTTGAAATGCTTTTAATAAATGCGCAAGGCGACTATCAACAAGTAGAGTTGTATTTTATGTCTGGTTACGACGAGCAATACAACGGAGAGAACGAATTCAGTGTTGCAATACAAGCGAGCGACTGGAAAGGATTTGTAGAAGAACGTCGTTTAATTCCACACAACGTTCTAATCGACGATTTAGACGATAACGATTTTGATAAATTGCGTTGGACGTTGGGCGAAAATATTAACGACGTATTCCGCGAATGTTATCGCCGTTCAATTTTTGAAGGGATAGAACCCAGCAAAGGAGCAGGACAAACACGACGAGAAAGCAGACAAATACCGCTTTTGCAAGACTTTCAACCACAATTAAAAAATCAAGGATTACCACATTTTATAGAAGACCCGATGACGTTAGCTGAAATGCGTAAGAAATATTGTGATTTGTGGACTTATGGAATTGATAGTGAATACAATACAAATCAACCAAAAGTACACGCTTATATTACAGACCAAAAAAAAATAATTGTAGACTACTACAAACAAAAACCAATTAAATTAGATTATAAAGCAAACGCAAACAATTTAATTAGTGATATTGAAATTAATTTTAATGTGCTTGATAAAATAGATAATCAATGCATTAAATCAAGTAGTAAAGATACATATTATTACAATTACAATAGAGACCGTGGACGTTATCAACTCTTTACGTCAGACGGAGCGATTGAAACTAATGCGGCGGCTGAAGAAGGAAACTATCCATTAACACCATTAGTAACCAAAGCATATCAAATTATGGGAGAAAAGGCAAAACGTGTTGACGTTTCATGTAAAATAGAATTAGCGGAAATCCCGTTATTGTTTTTTACACCAGGAGATATAATTGCATGTTATAATTTTCCGTTACCTGAATTAAATGTCGCATTTCAAATTGATAGCATTAAATTAGCGAGTAATCACAATAATGGATACTTAGAATTTAGTATTGAAAACATGACGCAAAGAACGAACGTATTTTTCCCCGAAATGGACGAAGTGCAACCTTAACAAACGAAAATAAATAAACATATAAAAGAAAGGAAACAAATGGCAAATAATGTAGACTTTACAAACGAACGACCATACGACCAAAACGAACACGCGCGAGCATTGAAATCGGCGTGTGCTAATCGTGTGGACGGAATGAATTATGCAAACGGAAATATTGAAAGCGGATACGGGATTATATTCGGTTCACCATTCCAAGTAGACGCTACTAATATTAGCGGTAGTGGATACATTACTATCAATGTTTCATTATCTGAAAGCGGAAACGCGGGAATTGGAAACGTATCGATAACAAAAGAAAGCACTCGCCAAAACGTAGATAATGGAAGCATTAAGAAATACTCAATTTACAAAGTTGACGGTACTAATGTAATTGAAGATTATCGTTATAGTGATATAATCAAAAACATTGAATTATGCGGAAGTGGTAATAAAGTAAACTTTAAAATTAACGGAGTTAAATCTAATGATTATACTTTACCAATTACGCCGTCTGGATCAGTAGACTTATCAAACTACTACACGAAACAAGAAATTAGAAATCTTAACATTGATTATAAATATGAAGACTTAGGAAATATATCAAACGGAAGCGTACGTTTTAATCCAAACGATTACGACTTTATAATCGTATCGCATTACGATAAAATAAGTTATGTCAATTATCAGCATCCAATTTATCATAAACAAAATACGGCAAATGAAACTGTGTATACGTTTGGCGATACGTTCTTCACTGAAACTAATGGAGATATAATTAATACGTTAATGCGTTTAAAATTAAGCGGATTAAATAGTACAAGTTGTACGGCGTCAATTTCTGATTATCGTGTACAAATCGGAAGTAATATAAATCATACTTCTTACAAACCGAACCGTTTAATCGGCATAAAAATGGTGGTTAAATCATAATGAACGATAACAACAAATACGAAATTGACTTAACAAAAATAAACGCTAAACTTGATAGTTTAACTGAAACGATTACATTAAAATTAGAATTGACGTCGCAACAAATTGAAAAAAACTTACGCACTGATATAGAAAAACAAAATGACGAAATAAAAAAACAAATGTTGAAAAATGAGCGCATATTTAATGATAAATTAAAACGTTTAGAGTTACGCGTTTATGGAATTGTTATCGCGATAAGTACAATTATCTTTATTTTGAGTTTTGCATTGAAATTAAAATAAAAGGTGGTGATAATTAATGTGGAAATTAATCAAGAAATTATTTAAAGCGATAGGACGTTTATTAAAAAACGTCTTAATGCTTAATGGTGAATTTAAACAAGATTTACTAGACGTTAAAATCAAATTACAAGAATTATGGAAAGAATTAAAAGATTTATTAAAATATACTAAATAATATAATTCTTAATGAGAAGCGTTTTAACGCACTTTAATACATTTTAGTGTTATTATACTAGAAAGGTATTGAGTGCGTATAAACACGCTTATAACGCTAAATACGAGCGATTAAGAAATGAAAGGAGTTAATAATGACATTTAACGAATTCTATCAGGGCGTTAATGGTAAATCGTTGGATTACGATGGTTTGTACGGATATCAATGTGTTGATTTAGTTAAAGTATATCTAGATTGGTGCTTTGGAATAAAGCCCGGCGCGTGGGGAAACGCCAAAGACTATTGGAACATTTTAAATCGTGCTAACGTTTCAGATTATTTTTATCAAGTACCAAACACACGCGATTTAGTTGTTGAACGTGGCGATATTGTTGTATGGGGCGAAATGTCAGGTAATCCTTACGGACACGTTGCGATTGGATTAAGTGGAGATATAAATCATTTTACGAGTTTAGACCAAAACTGGGGTAGTAATTATGTGCGTGAAATTTATCACAACTACGACGGCGTACTTGGAGTATTACGTGTTAAGGATCACTCAATGTTAGACGGACGTCAAGAACCTACGCCCGAACCTGCGCCAACTAAATTAAATTATAATGATAAAATTAAATATCGTGCACACGTTCAAAATATTGGATGGCAAAATTGGGTTAACGGTGGTGCTATTGCTGGAACAACCGAACGTGGATTACGCATGGAAGCTTTACAATTAGATTTACCTTTTAAAGCAAATGTTAAAGCGCACATTGAACGTATTGGTTGGGTTGACTATAAAGATATAAATCGTGATACGATAATTGGTACAGTTGGCGAAAGTAGAAGACTTGAAGCATTAGTAATTGATCCAATAGATAATGAAGTTCCGTTAACTGGTAAAGTACATATCCAAAATCGCGGTTGGGGTAATTGGTATAATTTAGATGGAGTGATTAGTTTAGGAACAAGCGGACAATCATTGCGAATGGAAGCGATACAATTGTGGTACGAAGAATTATAATTAAAGTTGACACGAGCGTATAAATTCGCTATAATAAAAACGTGGTAATGGATTACCACAATTCTAGTTCAATTTTTTATCAACTCTTATTTTTTTATATTTTTTCGAACTACTGAGATAGAGCATTACGCTCTATTTTTTTTTTATTTTAAAAAATAATGTAAATTTTTTACACACAATAAAAAAATATGTTATAATATATATGTATTATACTTAATGGGAACACAACTAAAATAAAGAGTTTAAAAGTATTAGTTTTGTGATCCTAAAAAAAT